AAACACAAACTTGTTTCATTTTTATAGGATTTAGACTTTCAATTTTTAACATTTGAATAGTAGAATTATTTTCACCAGTTCCTTTTGCACAATCAACACCAGCAACATATAAAGCACCATTTTCTGGTTCTTCAAAAACTCTCAATCTATTATTCATATCGATCTTTATAGGATCAACATTTAAAGACAGTAAAAACCTTAATACTGTTGGATCAATTACAGTATTTGTACTACCCAAAAAATCACAATTATGAGATATAATATTATTACTTATATATATATTATTTTCAACATTAACAGGATCATAAAAATCAAACACTCCATCTATTAATTCTATATTAATAATTTTTATATTACCAGATATAGACTTAATATAATCACCTATTGATAAAACGGACGCCTCTTTAAAACCATTTGTTGTTAATATTTTATGATCTACAGAACATTTTAAATCTTCTCCGTTATCCATAGTAATAAATATCATATTCTTCTTTCTTATTTTTTGTAATCCATCAAAAAACTTAAATCCATCACTTGTTAATATTTTATATCTCTCATTTTTTCTAAACATTCAACCATGTTTCCTTATTTAATATTCTTCTTATATTAGTTGATGTAACATTATATCTTTTACTATAATCAATAGAAAATGCCTGTATATATGACATTCTTTTACCATTTTTCATAACTTTTCCAACATTATCATATTTATCCATCATCTCTTGTAATTTTACAACAAAAATTCATATAATTCTCTTATTGTTAAAGTTTTTTCTTCATTATTTATAGTATCTAAAATAGTAATTTTTGTATCACCAGTAACACACGCAAATTCTTGCGCAAATTGTGTTTTCCCTAAATTTTTTATTTGCTCCTCTGCCCATTTTTTATCTCTGCCTGGAACTTTATCCCAAGGAACCTTGCTTGTTAAAAATGTATTAAGACCGGCTTCACCTTTAGAATATATTCTATGAAATAAATTATATAATCCATTTGGAGTTGATATAATTACTATTTTAGATTCAGTAGAAGCTGAAATGGTTGGATAATTAGCGGCCCAGAACGCTTCAGCTTGACTACCTGGAACGAAAGCAAACTCATCCATTAAAAGAAAATTTAATGTTTCACCACGAAAAGCATCCGCCGTTGTTGCTGAAACAATCAATCTTGTACCATTATCAAAAGCTATAAATGTTTTAGAATATTCTGTAACTCCTGGTTTTATCCATTTTGGCAATTGTTCCCACATTCTCTTTATTCTTGCAAGAATCATTTTAGCTGATGATTCTTTATTAGAAACAATACCAATTACTTTATCCTTATTAAACATTGCATACCAAAGAATATATACAGCAACAACGCTAGATTTACCACTTTGACGGCTCCATAAACCACAAATATGTCTATTGTTTGATAGATCTTTAAGAAGCTTTTTCTGATATCTATAGGGTTTGAAAGGAATTTCACCCTTATCTGGATTAACAATTTTTACATATTTTATAAATTCAAATATATCAAGAGAACAAGCTAAAAGTTCTTCTATCTGTTCTTCTGAATACTCAACTTCTTCTCTTGGTTTCTTAACAAATCTATCATACTTAATCGGCATTAAACAATAACTCCTATTATAAAAATAGGGCATAAAAAAACCCCTTTAGCATTTGTATTTATTTATGCTAAAGGGGTTTTTTTGTAAATATATTTTATTTATAACCACTTATCTTGATTTTCCAAAGTCCACAAAACAGTACTTTCTAATGATCTTTCTATTGTCATTGGGACTTCCCATCCAATAGATTTCATTTTAGAACCATCTAAAGCATATCTTAAATCATGTCCTGGCCTTGAAGAATGAAAATCAATCATTTCATAGTTCAAATTTTTACCCATTATTTTAGCAATTTCTCTGGCTAAATCCAAATTAGTTATTTCTCTTTCACCAACAATATTATATTTTTCTCTTTGTTCCGATTTATCAAGAAGAAAATGTATAGCATTAGCTAAATTTCGTGCATGAATATAAAATCTAGATCCAGAAACTTTTTTATTCTTATCAGAATGTATTTTAACAATCCCACCATCCCTCAAATTCTTTATTGTCATTGGTATAAATTTTTCTGGATGTTGTCTTTCACCAAAGATGTTCATAGTATGGGTTATAAACCCAGGTAATCCATAAGTATTCATATATGCCAATGTTAATTCTTCACCACCAGCCTTTGTGGCTGAATAAGGATTTGTACAATTATATCTATCCCATTCCTTATAAGAAACACCTACGGGTGCTGGACCAAAAACTTCATCAGTTGAAAAATAATTGAATTTTATTAAACTATCACATTTCAAAGCAAAATCCAAAATATTCATAGTACCAACAACATTAGAATAAACAAAAGATTTTGGATCTTTTATAGATTTATCTACATGACTTTCAGCGGCTAAATGTAAAATATAATTAGCATCCTTGTTCTCTTTATATACACCTTCTGATATTTCTCTTGTTATATCAATAGAGAAAAAATCAACCCTTTTTTCATCAAAAGCCTTTATATCTCTTACCCTATCCAGACCGCTTGAAGAATATGATAGTTTGTCAAATATAACAATCTTCCAATCAGTATTCTTCAAAAAATGTTCGACAACATGATGACCAACAAATCCAGCACCACCGGTTATTATGATTTTCAATTATTTTTTCTCCTTAATTATTGAAATATTACTAACAAAATCACCTTCTTCATTTTTATCATCTATAGAGAAACCGAATGATACATTTTCATCATTCATTTTTGTTTTTAATAAAATCTTTTTACCCCATATATTATATATATGTTTCATTGTTTCTTCAGCATATTTTATATTTAAATCCACATTACTCCATTCATGTTTTAGAAGCAAATAACCTCTATCTTTATAATTACCATCAACAACGTTTATTTTAGGAATACCATTATTAGAAAACAAACCAACTATTAACTTTTTAATATCCTTTGCATCACTATCGGTTAATATAAAGTCTTCATGCGGACCCGCATCGTGAATAACATAAACATACATTTTCATATCATTTATCAAATCGGGTGTTAAAAAATCTTGCATGAAGAACCAATCTGTATATTTTTCCATAACAGAAAGAACCTTATTCCAACCATTTTTCTCATGAGTATCCCATTCTTCTTTTTTCTTTCTATTTGTTTCATTTTCATAATCTTTACCATATTGGCCCTTATCCCATCTTTCTATAACATTTTCCCACATTTTGGAACCAATAAGATATGGATTCATACTAAAGGGATTTTCCGCTTTTACAAGTGAATTGGAATAATTGAATTGAGCGTGTTCACTTGTTGTTAAAACGTTTTCTTCAAACAATTTATTCATAATATATTCATGAACGATACAATTATGATTTATAAAACCACTTGATTCATATTTATGCGTTTCATCAACAGTTATATCATATGTTTCACCATAATCTATTTCTATACTAACAATTTTATTTTTATATTCTTTAGATATATACCATTTTTTATTTTTATGACAATCTACTAATCTACCCATTTTTTTATCGCTATAAAATCCTATTTTTTCCATATAAATCTTAGAATCTATTCCTGTAATTATTAATCTATAACAATTATCACTTTTTTGTAATCTTCTTATAGAATATATTCCTAAATTAATAAGTAGATTTTGTATTTGCTTTGATAATATTTCACTTTTTGTTATCAATACAATATTGCCTGATTTTGTTACACAACCATCGGAATCAAAATAACTTCTTATAAAAGAACATACAACACTCTTAGGTGACTTTAAAATACATTCAGGAACCTCTTTTATTCCAGCAGCATATCCATATTTCATACCAATATGATTAATAAGAAAATCTGTTAAATTTCCATGACTCGAAATAACTCTCCATTTTCCAATTAACTCTCTAATAACCGGATCAAATCCAAATAAAACCTTTACTTTGTTAGCGAAATCATCAATTATTTTTTTATCACCATTTGTAAAAATTTGATAATGTTTTCTAACACCATATCCAATATTTCCATCACCAACCATATATCCTAAATATGATGCCATATTTTCATCAATTATAGAAGGTATATTTATATCAATTCTTTTTGATTGACCATGTGATAAAGATTTTTGACTATCATATAATTCAATAACTTTTTTTGATTTTTCTATACAATTATTTCTATTTAAAACCTTTTTATCATTAACAATCTTTTTTACAGTTCTATAATCTACTTCATTTTCGTTGCATATTTCAATAAAAGCTTTTCTTACTGGAACATTGTATTCTACTTTAACATAATCATTCTGTAAATTATTATAATAATCATGCTTATTTATTATAATATTATCATCAATAGATAAATCAGATAATTTTTTCCATTCATTGTCTACTAAAATTTTATGATCATACCCGCCTTTTAATTCATATCCATCTCTTGTAATAATCTTAATTCTCTTCTTATTTTCATTAATAAACCAATTATTAATATTTCTAAACACTTCCCCATCATATGCTTTTATATTCATTTTATTATCAACAATTTCTTTAATACTTAAAAGACCATGATCAGTATTTATTAAAGTATCTCCAGTAACACAAGCGAAACCTTCATTCATAAATTTTGTATTGATAATTGGCCAATAATATTGACCCAATGTTCTGATAACTTTCAAAATATCAACAGACCATTCATCAAGAATAGGAGATTTATCTATAATATATTGTAATATATCACTTGTTGGTTCTACTGGTGTTCTTGTATTCAAATTTTTCCACAATCTTTGATTAAAAAGTTCTATATCAGTTTCAACAAGTTTTCTTTTAGATCCACCAGAAATTATACCAAACTGAGAAGTATCTGATTTATGAGCTTCTTTTCTTTCTTGTTCATATATTTTCTTAATTCTTTGTTCTTCTGTCTCTGTATCAAATGGATTAGTATGTAAATATAAAGAATGAGCAGCATCAACTATTTTTTCAACTTCTCCTATACCATATTTCTTTTCATACTTGTTAAACCTTTCTTTTGCATCAAACATATAATCAATAATTTCTTTTTTAGAGTTCTTAAAATACTCATTCATAGTAAAAAATGAAGTATGCCCAATAACATGAGCCATAACAAGAACCTGAACAGCAAAAGTATTAGACTTCATCAAATAGGCTCTCGCTGGGTCTGAATTATGAGACAACACACCATTTGCATTAAACAAATGATCATCAGAATCTATGTTTATATCATAGTATATATCCCTTTCTTTAACATTTTCAACACTTTTGACTTTTAGAAAGTTAAAATTATTAAACAACTCAATATCAAATTCATCGAGTTCAATCTTTTCTTTAAACTTTGATTTACCAACTAATCCCCTTCTATTTGTTATATTATACTTATTATAAAAATAATCAGGAACTATGGAAATTAAAGAATTATCATTTGAATATTTAGAGGAAACAATCATTTCTAACTGTTCTCTTTTTCTCTTTATTGAAGAACCAATCATTTTCTTAAATAAAAATCTTCCATCTGACACAATCCTTATGCCACATATTCTATTACTTTTATTATTAACCAATGTTATATAATTTTTAATACCCAAAGAATCAAGCAATATGTTTACATCTTTTGCCAAATCTTCATTATAACAGGAAAATGTTATACCCCTATCACTAAAGCATCCATCTGTATCAAATAATCCTCTTAAAAACGCACATCTACATTTTATATTAGAAAGAAAAATAGAATGAGGTACTCTTTTATTTTTATTTGTAAAATTCTTTTTTAATCCACAAAAATTAAAAAACTCTTTTATTTCACTAGACAATAACTGAACAATTTTTACATAATTATCCTTTGTCTTTTTTTCTATAATTTTTGGTTCAATATCAAAAATATCTCTTATAAGAGAAACAATATAATTATCATAATTATTACCATTTTCAATATCAGGATGCCCAATAATTATATCAGATGCTTTTGTTTTTGTATGACCAATACTTCCATCACCTATAATTATACCCATCAACTCTGAAAGTTTTTCATCCAACATTTCAGGTATTTTGCAATATCTTGTATAGGCAAACTTATCCATATGAAAACCATTTAATGATGGTATATAATCAAAATCATCTGTATAAAAAACCAAATCATTATCAAATTTGTTTATTAAATACAAAAAATAATCATTTTCATTAATATCTTTTGCAAATTTTTCAACTAAACCATTTTCATTAATAACTGGATATTTATGATTTGACGTACATTCAACTACTTTATTATTTACAAAACGTATCTTCACATTATCAGAACTTTCATTTTTTTTAATATGTAAGACTTTGTTAAATTTAACACCATTCCACACTTCATCAAAAATACATAAATCAGAAATATTTATAATACCTCTTTTTGTAAAAATCTTTGTATCATGCTTCAAACAATTAATAACAACTTCATATGGCAAAGAAGGGTTAACGTTTTCGTTTATTGTTCTAAGTCTTTCATAGTCCCTACCATATTTCCAGTTAGAAATATTTGTTGGAATGTTATAAGCAAGAATTTCTAACATCTTCTGATCTGGAACAATATCAAATTCAACAGGGCATGTTCGTAAACGCAAATCTTCTGTTGCAATTTGCATTATTCGTTCTTCAATTTTAGCCAATCTTTGAAGTTCTTGTTTATTCATTATTAAATCCTTTACTTATTATTTTTTTCGAACAGAAAGTGTTTCAAAGCACTCCATATATCTTCTTTTTTCATTACTCTAGCCAATAAGAAATGTTCTTGTTCGTTTTTATAAAAATTAGTACCATCTATACTATTAACACTGAATTTCCATTTATTTCTAATACTTGACATCAATGAGTTACTATTATCATTGAAACCACCTTCTGGACAAATCTCAGTATATCCCAACATACTAATTTTCTTACCAATCATTTTATCAATTTCAGAAATGGTTTTTTTCGTATCCCAATCATCACCATCACTATTATACATACAATAAACATTCCATTCTTCTACAGGATATTCTGTATCAATGAGATGGTTAGCTAGTTCAAAAGCAGTATAGCAATAAGTACCACCCGATTCTGCCTTTCTAAAAAATGTATCTTCATCAACCAATTGAGCATCTGTTGTATGTTGAATAAAACGAATTTCAACATTATCATAAACTTTCTTCAAAAATTCAACCATCCAAAATAACATAGAACGAGCAAGATACTTTTTATCAGTATTCATGGAACCGGAAACGTCCATCATAGCAATAACAACCGCTCTACTATGTAATTCATATGCTTCTTCTATTTGTTTGAATCTCAAATCATCATCATTTATATAAATACCTTCTTCATATCCATTTAACTTTCCATTTTTGATAATATTAATAGCTTCATCAATATCACCCTTTGATTGAAGAAGGGCTTTTCTTCCATCTTCATAATCACAACCAGTTTCATCAATTATTTCACCGATCATAGAAACTGTTCTTTTCATTGCTTCCATGATTGTTCTTTTCTTATGAATCCTTGGTACAATACCCTTACGAGAAATTGTTTCAAATTTCCAACCTTTCGGAACAAGTTGTTGTTTTTTTGTTTTTTCTTCTATCCAAGGCAAACCAAGATCTTCAAACATTATTTGAATCAAATAATCAATATCAACTTCTGTTTCAAGATAATCATCACCACGTTGATTACCAGCACCATCCTGTCCCTGTCCCGGCTTTCCTCTACGCCCTATAACATCACCAGGATTTCCATCACCTTGCCCAATACCGCCTTTTTGTCCATTATAATCATAAATGAATCTAAAATCTTTCAGTCCCTTTACAGGAATCCTAACCTTTTTTCCTTCTCTTTTAGTGATAATAGATTCTTCTGAAATAACATCTTTGACATTCTTACGAATTGTTTCATCTATTTTTTCTCTATGTCTTGCGGCATCTTTTTTTCCACGTTCTGAAAGCTGCCAATCGTCGTGATAAATAATAGCCATTTTTTATCCTTTACTAATATTTTTTCTGCATATATTACCCACAGTTCTATATGATATTTTTATTATATCAGCAATCTGTTCATATGTAAATCCTTCTTCTCTTAATTCTATTATTTTTCTTATTGTTTCATCGCTTTTATATTACAACAAAAGTTTCATCTAAAATAACTTTATATAAAATCATATAACTATTCATTTCAGGTGTTTTAAACAAATAACATCTACAATAAGTTATTCCATCATCGCTAACCTCAACATCCTTGGTTATTTTATAAATTATATTAGAATGTAACATCTTATTCATATCAAACAAAGGTAATCTATTAAAAACAGAAAGTTTCATTTCTGGTAAATCTTTTCCTTTTAAAGCCATTTTAATGTCCTTTTTTACATATTACCGATTCCGGAATTGTCTCATCTATAATTTTTGAAACAATTTTCCATTTACCACCAGCATTATTACAACCCATTTTGTATGGTATATATACTTGTAATCTATAAATATTAGACCATTCTTTCACTTTTTCAAAACATTGATTCAAAGCCTCATAATCAGTATATCTCTTATCTCTACCATATTTATATTGACCACAACAATGAGCTATAAAAAGATTATAATCAACTCTTGATATTATAACATTACCTAAATATAATTGATCATCTTTATATGCTTGAATATAATCTTCATATGATTTTAACCATTTTTGTCTTATTGCAAGAGCAATTCCTGTACCCATTTTTCCCATACAATTTACTTGATGGCAAATAAGACCCTCTTTTACTTTTAATATATTTTCGCTAATAATTTTCATAACAACCACACCTTTTGTATAAACACCATAGAAAAACTCTATGGTGTTTATACTTTGTATAGATTTTTTGAAAAATTCTAAACCGTCACGATTCTTTTCTTATTACTTCAGCAACAAATGAAAGAAGAATATTTGCACACTCTTTACAATAACCCCTTTCAATCAACTTCTCCAAAGCTTCTTCTCTCTTTTTACTTGTCTTAGGATTGACATTAGTAGTATCAGCAATAGATAGAGACACAACATTTTTAAGATCCTTCATTAATTTCTTTTCTACAGCTTCTCTCAAAGGATCATAATCATTATAAGTAAAACTCCTACCTTGTCTCAATACACTTGATTCGTGAACAAAAATTTGATTACGAAACTCTTTCTTGGAATTTTCAGGAACTTCAATAAGTTCTTCAAGAGAACGCATCAACTTTTCATCTGGATCAGAGTATTCACCTGTGATACTATCAAAAACCTTTTCTTTCTTACAAAAGGCTGTTACGTTATTCATGTAATTATTGAACAATGCTTGTGCTTGTTCTTCATAAGCATAAATGAAAGCCATGTTTACTTCTTTCTTGGCAACATCTTTATATTCAGCAGCAACAGATTCCTTACCACCTATCAACAAACCAAGAAATTCCTTCTTTTCTTCTTCACTAATTCCAATATGATGCTCAAAATTGTTTCTAAGAGCCTTGATAACATCAATTGGATTGATACACTTCTTATCCTCTTTCATACCAAGAGCAATATTGAGAGCATTAATAATAAATCTTGGAGAAATACCTGTCATACCTTCACCATTTCTCCTACCCTCAGCAAGAAGTTCTTTAAGATTTACTTCACTTCTCTTAAACTCTTGAGTTTCCTCACCATTGTATATCTTCATCTTTTCGATTAAAGAGGAAACTTTGGTGGATTTCTTCAAACGACTAAGAACAGCAAATTGTGCCGCGATTTTCAAAGTATTTGGAGCGATATGAATACCACGAAAATCAGATTCTCTAATCATTTTTTCATATATCTTTATCTCATCATCTACCCTCAAATTCCAAGGAACAACAACAGGATACATTCTATCATGAAGAGCCTCGTTTTTCTTATCAGACTTAAAAGAATCGAACTCATTTTGATTAGTATTATGACAAACAATATTACCAACACCAGATACAAATGAATGATTGTTTAAACATTCTATATCATATACAATTTCATTTTCTACATCATATATTTCTATTTCATTATTATGAACATTATTCTCTTTATTTCTGCTTCTAACATAATAAATATCCTTACCAGTTTTTGTATAACTATGCTTGATACTAAAATCACATTTTAATTGTGAACAAAGAAAACCAATTTGCGATGCTAACATCTTTGATACTGTAGTGTATTCAAAATGATTATCAAAGTATTCATTAATCATTTTTCTATCGTTAAAACATCCATCGCCTTTTATAAGTTCTTTTAGAAAAAAAGCCTTAAATTTATCAGGTAAATTAAAAATAAATGACGGAATCTTCTTGTTTGTAGATAACTTACCACAATTTGCTTCTAAAATTCTAGACCATATAGTAGAAGGTAAACGCAACCTACTTGTTCCATCTTCTTTATCTGATCTATCCTGAACACTCAATGCAGTTGTTGTAATTTCTTGAATTTCATCTTTCATTGTGTTCAATATATCAACATTATTCTGACTTATAACAGCCTCTCTATTACTTGTATGTCCCTCTGATATATACCACGCAAATGTTTTTAAAATAGTATTTGATGATTTTTCATCATTAATCAAATCATATTCATACTTTACCTTATTCTTTCTATACATTCCATTTCCTTGATATCCATCAATATCTTTGATTCTCACCATACCATTCTCAACAACCATAGAATCATCAATATCAATGTTAAATCTTTCACAAACATCGTTTTTTGGAATGTTTCTCAAAGCAAGTACATTCTTCTTATCATCTGGATAAAAGCACTCATAATCAGTAGAATAAATCGAGTGATTAAAAGTTGTTGATATTACACCATTTTTTTGAATAGTTTTTATCAAACTACCAGTAAATGGATGACTATAAAAAGATACAACCTTTGTCCACTCTGGTTTCTTTGTTTCTAAATTGATAGAAATTACTTCAATATCTATATCATTCTTCTCTACAAGATTTTTTATTGTATCAAACATTATAATACCATTTTTTCTATATGGAACTGGTTCATCACCAACAACACTATGACCCAAAATCAATGTATCAATATACATTTGTGGAAAACCAGGGGCCTTGATTAATTGCTCTTGAGCAGCTGTAATAAGAATATAATGAAATTTAATATCAGCCTTCAAAATTTCAATATATTCAATCATACCACCATTAGCAACTTGAAGCTCACCATTAAACTCATAAGCCCTTGGATCTGTTTCAGAATAACGAGACATTTTAGCAAAATTGACTCTACCAATAAGTTCTGAATGATCTTGACTATTATGATTAATAAACCCATTGGCGCAAAATGAATGAGTACCAGGAACATTTATATCATAAACTTGCTGATATCCAGAATCATTAATTTTATTGATTTTTAACCATATAGTGTTATTATCCAAAGCCAACTTTTCAATAATATCAAGTTCATTGGAAGAAAATCCAATCTTTTTTACTATATTAACAAAATTTAATATAGTGCTTCTTCTTGGATTTCTGCCCCATGTAGAATACGACTTATATCTTTCAAAATTAGAAATTTCCTTAATTTTATAAACAGGACCATATTCTTTTCTTATACCATCAAAAATTTCAGAAAATAAAGGTTGTAAGCATGGAATAACATCCCAATTAGAACAATCTCTTTTATCAATAAACACTCCTTCGTCTGTTTTCTTATTAATTAAAGAAGGAATCAAATCAACGATTTTTAATGTTTCATCACCAGTAACGTTAAGACAATAATTAACAAAACCATCTTTTGAGACATATTTTTCTTTTGATGAAACAATACCAAAATTTAACAAAATCACTTGCAATTGATCTATTAATTTTTCACTATTTGAAGAATATCCAAATCTATTACTATTAGTCTTTAATCTTGTACTTATTGTTCCATCACCCCAAAAAAGACCTTCAAGAAAAGATATAATATTATCTTTGGATGATTTTCTAACAACATATGGTATGTCTTTATTTGCGGCTCCATGCTTTATTTTACAAACATTTTCTAAAAACGAACAAAGTTTAATAGAAGATACAGAACATGCCCTTTCATACGTTTTCGGCTTCACATTAAAAACACTATAAAAATTCTTATTAAAATCTTCTTTTAATTCTTCACTTAAATTACTAAACCACATACTATATGCATCATAAGATCCCTCTGACACAATATACCCCAATACTTTAGACAATTCAGGTGTCAATGTATCGGGAAACGTCATATTTTTATTATTACCAATTGGATTTGGTCCATTATAAATAAATTCTGGTAAATTATCATCATTACCAAAAATCATTTGACCCTTTTTTAATCCAATATAATCACCTTCCCTCAAATCTTCGGATTTACACCATTGAACAACCCCATCCCTGATAACAAGCAATGGATGTACTTTTGTTACTTTTTCACTGTATCCCATTTTTGTTACAATTTCTATTGTTTCTTGAATACCATTATTATAAAAGAACGCTGCTTTTTCTTTTCCATCAATACCTTCAATAATCATATCAATTGATACTTCTTCATTTTCTTCTGTCTTATAAAGTTCTTGTAATTCGGAAAAATCTAACATGCCTTTATTAGAAAGAATAATTGTATCATATGATACACATTTAGGATCACTTGGTTGAAATGTACCAACACCAACTCGTCTTTGTTCAGAAAACTTAATACTTTCAACAGGAATATCTTCCCATTTAACGTTTCCATTTTCATCAGTATAATTTTCATCAATCATATGTTGACAAACAGGACAAAGTGTTCCTTCTATCTTAACACCAAGTTTATCCATCCAAAATTCCCTATCTTCAATAGGAATAGCATGAAGCGGTTCCTCATGAATAGGACACCCCTTAATAGCATATTTTGGTGTATCATCTGCTTCCAATCCCTTCTTGATAAGAGAAGATATTGTAGAATTATGTGTAATAATACCACCATCAATAACGAAATTATGATTAAATGGTACTTCAATATCAAATGTTTCTTCTTCACCACAATATTCAATAGATACAATTTTATCATAAGCAATATCAGAATTAACAATATTCATTAATACATCTGATTTACAATTTTCTGATATTTCTCTTAATTTATCTCGCGATATATTTTGTCGTTGATAATAATCAATACGAGTTTTATGATTTCTAATACCATCATATTTACCATTTATACTAAAACCCACCCCTTTATATTCTTCAACTAAAAGCGGATAAATTTCAGTACCACAAAAAACATCACTTTGATTTTTATCTCTATAATTTATAATACTCTCAATTCTATTTCTCTTTTTACCAATAATATATTGAGATATTGTATTATAAAATATATTAAGATATTCATTACCAAAAACAGAAATATTATAATTATCTCTGGCATATGTTTTTTTAATTGTCATTGTTGTCATTATACCAAGTCTTAACATAAGATTTCTTACATCATTAGCCAATTTTATACTAGATGTTGAATATGATGGATATCCATCTTTTGAAATTGTACCATCACAAGACCACATTGTGCCTAACAGAATTGATATATCAATATCAGATAAAGAAAACATTTTATCATTAATACTTTTTTCATATGAATTTTTTTCCAAATCATATTCTCTAACAAAATCTTTAATTTTATTATGCTTTCCTCTTTCTGTTGTTGGATTCCATGTTCTTCCTTCTTTATCATAATTTTTTAATGAACATTCAGGCTCAATTGATCTACAGCATTTATCAAAATCTAAAATAATTTCTGGATCAATATTAGAGAAAGCAATTCCTCTATTTTTATTATGTCCTTCTGTAATATAATACCCATACAATTTAATATGATCAATTGAAATTGTACATGGATCTTCATTAAAATGAAGATTTCTAGTAACAGAAATATAATCATTTACATTAAGATCTTCAACAGTTTTCCATCCATTCATGGTTAAAAATTGATGATTTTTTGTAGATTTTACAACAGATCCCTTTTTTGTCGTAATTTTATACAAATCTTGCTTACCATTTTTAAAGAAATTACTTACTCTAATTTCTTTAAATTTACCATTTAAATCATATGATTGAACTTTTATTGATTTTTTTTCATTTACAATATCACGAATTGTATAAAACTTACCATCCTCTGTATTATAAATCTTTGTATCACCTGATAGGCACTTTCCACTCGAAACAGGACCAACCATAATCAAAATACGTTTTCCTGTTTCGGTTCTACGAGCAGAAGCCTTCATAAATCTCATAATATCATGAATTGCTTCATAAGTACCAAAAATCTTTCCGTCAAAAAAGTTATATTTAACCAAATCTTCATATCCAGTAATTTTCAAATCATCTTCAATGGGTGTAGTACCATATTTCATGATCATATTATAAATACGACCTGGAGCAAAATTAGCAATATCAGGATTTTCCTTTACTTTGTTTAAATATTGCAACAGATTACCACTAAAGTTTTCACTAACTTTTATCTTTCTTTGATCATTAATTAAATCTTGAAAACTTTTTTCAGTCATTACAGTTACTCCTTTTCTGTTTGTTTTTGATTACAACTTTCTTTTTCTCTTTTGTCTTCAAGTCTTTCTAAAATATCTTCTCTTGAAGCGATAATGATGTTTTGATTAACAGGTCTTGATAATTGTTTATTCTTTAATCTAATTTTTACTCTTTCTAATAATACCGCTTTCTCGCGAATTTGTAAATATCTGTTATAATTTTTATCAGAAATCATTTCTTTACTTGCATTGGTAACACTATTAATCAATTGCCCGGCAACTTCTACTAATCTTGATGAAAAATTACCCTTATCAATTTCTTCCTCAACTCTATCAAGTATTTTATTAGCCCTTTCTATATTACTTTCTAATATTTTTACAGCATTCATCACTTTTTCTTTTTCAAGAATATTACCTTCTTGATCAATATCAATAATTTCATCATCATCTGAAAAATCTATTCCAAATTCTTCTTCTAAAGATTTTCTGTTTAAATCTGACATTTATCACTCTCCTGTATAATATATATCAATATTTATCAATATAATACAACATTTTTGATAAATTGTAAACGCAAAAAAAAACTCAAGACCCCGAAGGATCTTGAGTTTTTATTACTTATTTAACTACTTTAATTACGGAAGATCAGTTACAGAAATCTTTTGATAGTAGTTCTTTGCACCAAATAGGTGAGTATGAATAGCATAACGACTCATAAGACCCATTGCAGGTTGGAAAGAATCTTCAAAAGTAGCTCTAGAAACCAACAATTGAATATAAGGCAAGTAAATAACACCTGTATCATATTCAGAAGCACCCTTATATCCAAGAATCATTTGATCATTGGCTTGAAATGTGTCTCTATAAAGATTCATTCTTCCACCAAGACTACCAACTCTTGCAACACCAGTAACAGCAGTATTAATATTACCAACCACTGGAGCAATAGTAAAATCTGCCAATGTTTCCAAAACAGCAGAAACATTAGGATTAGCTATAATCCAATTAGCGGAGCCCCTTCTTGTATATGTAGCAATAACATTAGCTCTACGAATCATGTAGTTATAAAGTTCACGATAACGCTCAGCTTCCCATCTACCTCTATAGGAACCAGATGCTGTGTAACTCCATGTATTTACATAACTTGTAGTACCATCATCAGTAAGAACTGATTCAATCTTAGCAACAAGTTCACGATCAATTTCAGCAGTAATTTCATAAGAAAGAATGTCCATCAATTCTTCTTCAAGATTCAATCCATGCATAGCTTTTAAATCTTGAGCAATTTCAATTGACCAACGGCTTCTCAATTTACGAGTTTTAGCTTCTACTTGTGCTTTTTCTACAGTTGTGTTTACTTCATTAATAGCTGTTCCATCACCAACACCAAGACCAACATCACCGGTAGTATTAGATCCCAAAGCTTCACCAGCAGATGTTACATGTGAACCAGTATATGAACTATCAATTGTGTTATAACCAAGTTCAACATTTGATGCACTATTATAAGTTTGACCAGCTCTAAAACGAAGAGCAAAAGCCAAACCAATTGGTCCAGTTAAAGGTTGAACACCAACCAATTCATGAGCAATCAACTCAGGAAATGTTCTACGAACCATAGGTACGGCAATTTTATGAAACATACCAGAAGTAGCATATGTACCAGCACCCATACTATCAGCAGCCATAGCTGTTGATTCCATCAAATAATTGTGCTCATTTTCCAACATAAGAGCAGTTGTTTGTTTTATTTTTTCATTTTTGAATGAAGATCCTTCATTAAGAACTTCACCCCACTTTTCAACTAAGTGTCTTAGATCCATCTATATATCCTCCTATTTTTATAAACCTTATCTAATTTTGTTCTCTTTAAGAACACTAACATAAGTCTTTAGATGATTCTTAAATGGATTGTCATCATCTTCGTCTTCTAATACTGTATTAGATTCAACATTTCCATTTCCCTTCAAATTTTTATCTTCATTAAGATCATCTAAATCATCCTCTTTTTTTTCTTCTTCTTTCAAAGAAGATTTAGCACTTTCTAAAACATATTCAAATTTTCTATCAATTTCTTCCTTGTCAACTACACCACCAAGAATGTTAAAAACATATTCTTTTTGTGATTCTGTTAATCCATCTGTTTTCTTTCTCAAATAAAGCTCAGAAGCCATTTTTTGAGCATCTTCTTTAATTTCTAAAGATTCATCAATCTTTTGATTTAATTCCTTTTTCAAATTAATAATTTCTTCTTTAGCTTCCTTCAAAAGACCTTTAACTTCCCTATCCAATAATCCTTCATCAACAGACAAGCGAATCTTAAATTGTTCTATAAGATCGTGATAAAGTTCTCCCTTTCTAGCATATTCCATAACATTATCAGGAATAACCATTTCTTCTTCTATTACAGAATCAACAAAATTAGAAAATTTTGAAGTTATTTCTTTCTTATAATCTTCAAACTTTTCTTCATATAACTCTATTAATCTTTCTTTTTCCTCTTTAAGAGAAGATTCTAAAAGCTCTTTTGTTTTGATTTCTATAATTGAATTAAGCTTTTCCTTAATTTTAGATTGATCAGATTCATCTAACTTTTCTACTCCCAACATTTCTAGAAGTTTATCCATTTTATAACTTCCTCCTTGATATATTTGTCTATTACTATTTATAAAATTTATTAAATTTTATCATTTTTTGTATAACTAAAAACTTTTTTCTATATTTTCAATGACTTGCCAAATTTGTCTTTTATGATACTCTTTCGCTTCTTCTATAGTAGGTTTTTTATGAATCTCAAATTCTTTTGCTTCATATACACCATTTATCCATGAAGAAGGATTGCTTGGTTCAGAAACAAGATCATAAGTCAGAAGATTAAAATCCTCATTAACAAAACCATCTTCACTAACGGTCCCAAGCCCCCTTGATGAAATACCAAGGCTCCCTTCTTTTATAAGTTCCTTGGCTATATTTCCGTTTGGTGTATCAAGTATTTTAGCTTCTCCGTAAACATCATTGCCGTTCCATTCAAGTTTTGTTGTTAAAATAGCAACCTTATCCAAATTTATATCAGGGCTGTTACCAGTCCAAAAAGCAACGCTTTTTTCATTTCTTACATAAAAATTATTATTTTTAACATTTACACAATATACTCTATTATTATAATCAACCATTTCTTTAGTCATAAATCTTTTATCAAGATAAACTCCTTTTGTTGTTTGTAATTTTAAAAAGTATAAAGGTTTTTTATTTTCTGGTTTTATTATTCTGTTAGCAAATACATATGGTTCTGTTGAAATTTCAACATCCTTTTTAGTAGAAATACCACATTTAAAAGCTATTTCAGAAAAATCATCTATTAATTTTTCTGATGTAGAAAAAATATCTCTTTTTTCAAAACCATCTTTAGAAATATAATGTCTACCATCACCGAATCCAAACCAATAAAGAAGTTCTTGAAGATATTTTTCATCAAGATTTTTTACTTCTTCTGGTATAAATTTATCATAACAAATACCAAATTGTGAAAAATATTCAGCTATTCTTAAATCATATATAACAAATGATTTTTTATCCATATACCAATGAACATCTTCTGGCATTTTTTCAAACAATTTTTCTATCAATAATCTATTTTCTTCTTTTATTTGTGTTATAGATATACCAACATTTTCTTTTTTCTTTTTTAATAAACATCCTTCAGATAAATACAATCCAAGTAAAGGAATAAATAATGACATATCCATTGATAAATCTTCTTTCCAATTTCTTATTTGCTTGGAAAAAGGTGTATCAACACCTTTAAATACGAAGGTTTCAATTTCTTCACCTTCCCATTTACCAATTTTTGGAATATAATGCTTATCATAATTTTTCTTGTTTTCAAAAATTTCATTTGAATTACTAAAAGAATAATTATCATATCTATCAACTAATAAATGTCTATGATTTGGTGTAAACATCATATCAATTTGACGATTTTTTAAATGTAACATTTTACCATTATAATGCTCGTCAATTTTTTTATTAATTTTATTATATTCTATATTTTTTGATTTTGTATTTAAAGTAGCTACAACTTCATTATCATCTATTTCTGAAATTTTTTTCCATCCTTTTATTGTTAATATTTCAGAATCACCTGGTATGCATGCCGGGTGGCTAAGCTCACCAAAACAACATTTTTTTGTTATTTTATTTTCATTTAATTTGTCTATTTCTCTTTCAAGTAATTCTTTTTTATACTTTCTTTTATTATGGTTTTGAACCTCTGCACTTGAAAAAATACCAACAATTTTCATATTTCCAGATTTTGTTTCAGAAAGCTCAAAATCATATGACATTTCAGTAATTAATTTAGCCATTTTTAATCATTCTCCATGTTTTATTCTTTTCTATATTCATTCCATCTATTATGTGAAAAAAGACGCAATCCATCATATATAATATTTTTTCTCCATTTTGATACTTTTCTAAAAGTCAAAGCGGCATAAAAAATTCTATCTGTTGTTAAATGATCAAAAACACCAACGTTGTATAAATAATCATGAAGTATTGATGGTAAATTCCACGGACCAAGCTTTTTTATTAATGGCCAAATAGAATACGGAACAGATGTAAAATCGGTTATGAATCCAGCCGGAACATTTATATTATATAAAACATCATCTATCCATACATCAGATTTCATTTCACTTGATAATATAAAATATTCACCAGAATCATCTGCTTCGACTAATAAAGGCTTATTTTTTATTATAACCCTTATATTATAATCAACTGGTTTCATCTTCTACTTTATCTTCTACTGGTTCTTTTACAACATCAATATCTTTTTCCAAACCAAGTTTATCTTTAAGAGATTTATTTCTTTGTTTAATAAATTCACTTTTTATTATCTCTTTTGCATCAACATATTCTTCTTCTTCAAATTTATCCAATGCGTCTTTAATTCTATCATTCATATTAAAAAATCTCCTTTATTATTTTATTTATAAAATTTAAGCAAAAATTACAGAAATACTAATATGAAGAAATATCATCATCTGAAATTCCAAGCTTCTTCTTATCAAGATCTTTACACTTTGCGTTATCATTAATTTCTTCATCAGACCAATTAAGATATTTCTTCATCAAATAATATTTAGAAAATTCTTCTCTATCCGCCATTACTTGGTAGTTATTAAATCTGGATTCTAAAAACATTTGATCCATTTGTTCTTTATAATGTGATGGTCTATTCAAATAAATCGAAAAACTGTTTCTATTTAAATTATATTGAGACTTAAATCCCCTTAATTGTAAATGAATCAAAAACATATCAGAAAAAGAACCAGCAAATTTTGATTGTTGTCTTTCAAGAAATTTTGCCCATTTGATTTCATCGCGAGATATTTCAGATGTTTGACTACCACCAAAAACAATATCAGCTTCTCTTTTTTCTTGCCCAGCGGTTACTCTTGATAAAGGATACTTGAGCGCTCTATAAAGTTTTCTTGAGAAATAATATATATCTTCAAGTTCCGAAAATCCTTGCGAACTTCCACCAACAGACTCAACTTGTGATCCACGACCATCGGCTGACTGTGGAAGATAAAAATTTTCAAGCATGGAATTTCTAATAAAAACAAGGGGTTGTGATTTTCTACTAACAGCGAAGTTATGATTGCCTTCTACTTCGATACATCCAGTATCATCAGTTTCGCTCAAATACTCTATCTTAGATACTTTATGATTCAATATTTTAGCAAAATTTAACCTATAATCAGAATAATCCTTAAACCCCAATCTATCTACAACTTTTTCTGATACTATTTTATGAGTTGGATTCCATATATTACCACCAGGATTATATACATACTCATATAATTGATTTTCTCTATTTTTATTCACAACTTCTTGTTTTTTATACAATGGCATAAGAGATTGATTTATTTCTAATTCATCAGCTCTACATTCAGAACCATCTCTTAAAATAAACTTATGATCATAAGTAGTATCGATATAATTACCATCATCATCAAACCAAACTCTAATAAGGTTTTCATTTCTACGAGTAATTTTAGCATGTTTTATCTTGCCGGGTTCTATATTCAATGTTTTTTGATTTATAGTATATACCCAATTCTCTTTACCATTATTATGTTCATCTATAATTTGTTCAAGTGTTAAATATCTACCATCTAACAAAGGAATTTCAGTGTTTTTTCTTATACACATGATATCTGGATCATTTGTTAATGTTCCATTTGATGGATTATATGTTTGTTTTTTAGTCATTTTTTGTTTAATTTTTTCAACATATTTTAAAGCCTTATCTCTTGGCATGTTACCAGTATCAATCCTAAAAACAAGTCTTTCTGGTGCTCTTACTATTCTATATATAACAACAGATGTCTCTAAAAGTTTAAGTTGATTGAATGGTATTCTTGCTTTTTCAAGATACCCACGAACTTCATGAATAGAATTTCCATAAACACCATAATCAATATAACCAATTTGACCAGGATTAAACAATATTAATTGACCGGTTTCATGAAGTTTTTTTGCCTCTTCATATGAAGATGGTTTTTGTTGATTGTCTTTAAGATATTGAAAAAAATAAAGAATCTTACCTGTTTTGGGGTCTGAAACAAAATCCATTGTTTCTGTTGGTAATCTCTTTATATTCAATATACCCTTTTTAGGATTTTTTTCATCTATTACTCTTTCATAAAAAACCTTTCCATCTATCATATATGTATGAAATAAATCCCATAAAATATTTCGAAAATCTATTCTCTCCTCAAACAATAAAGAAAATTCGTCATATATGTTTTTTGATATATTATCATTTTCAGATAATTTTTTATCTGTTAAAACAAAATTTATGACTTTATTATCAGTTCCTAATTGTGTGGCTTCGTTTGTTGCGTCTTCTATAATATCAGATATCTCAGATGTTTCCGCCATTCTTCTATATTCTTTTAATCTATCTATTTCAGATTTATATCCCTTATTGATATAATTCTTATAAAATATATTAAAAGAAGAAAGACCAACATTACCAAATCCCTCTATTGGAACATTAGCAGGAAAACCTTCACCAGAAATACCTTCTTTTGGCTTTTCCTCTAATTTTTTGAAAGCATCTATATCTTCATTTATACTATCATCTATATTTTTATCTATACTATCATCTATATTTTTATCTATACTATCATCTATATTTTTATCTATACTATCATTAATATTGAATAATTTATGATACCAAGCCATTTATAACACTCCTTTTAATTAATTTTAACTTTATATAGATCCTATAAAAAAACCATTTTTAGCAGAAGAAACATAAAGAAAAGACGAATCTGTTATCCCACGGCACTATCAATTGCATGGAGAATTTCATGCAATAACGTTGAGCGAATACGACTGTTACTGTATTTTGATCCTCCCATATTAGTTGAAGCTAAATATATTTCGCAACGCCCGTATGGCTTTACGGACCTACGCCTTGGTCAATTCAACCGGCTCTTTTTCCACCGCAACCGGCTTAATCTCGTAGGTTACTTTCACCGATCCATCTTCCAAAATTTGCCACTTTTCCGGCGGCAACTTGACCGCCTCATTGTCTTTTGTCAGCGTTGGTGCTTCTGCAATAATTCGACGTTTCACCGAATCGATACATATTTCTTTGGC